ATCTTCTACATTCCATTCAGAAGTTTGCACTTTCCAATCCGGGATACTATCTTTTACAGTAAAAGAAGGTAAGTCCCATATACATCTATTATTAGGTTGTGCTGCAAAATTACCGTCATCTAGGGCAATTATGTGAGCGCACTTATGTTCGTGCGGAATCTCTGAATGATCAGTATCTAGTATATTAGTCTCTGGATGAGCAAAGTCAATGGTAAATAAATACTTACCGTGATGCCATTTCTTATCTTTACCTATGTATTTACCAGAAGATGCTGTTAATATATCCCAACGATTGACAGAAGGATAATAAGAAAAACTATTCCAGAGCTGTAATTCATCAAGTCGTCTTGTGGGCACTCTGGATGGTTCAAATCCCTTTTGAATAAACGCGCTAATTGGTAAGCGATAAAATACTGCACCGTTTTCCATAATAGCATGGAATAATAAAGCACGACCTGTAAGAGCGCTAATACCAAAGATAATGCAGTCTTCAACTTCTCCATGATGTTTTTTAAGGTCATATAAATATTCTCTTTTTATTTGTGCATAGGTTGCTGGTATGTTTGCATTTAAGTAAGCCATAGATCATTTTATTTTACCCCAATTTGGACCAGATTCATAGTCTACTTTATTAGGTACGTCTAATTGCACAGCATTTTCCATAATTTCTTTTATTTTTTCTGCGTTATTACTTACGGATATGTCAAGTTCGTCATGTACTTGTATGTGCGGTATAATTCCTTCTTTATATAAATCAACCATAGCTTTCTTTGTCATGTCTGCAGCTGATCCTTGTATCAACTTGTTCAATGCCTTATATGTATAAGCTCTCTTGATCCCTGGTCCGTGTTCCGCGAGCGCTTCTTCGTGAGGTAATGCTTTATGTATCCCGAACTGGTTGGGCTCCCATAAATTAAATCTACATCTACGTCCTAATAAAGTTCTAACTCGACCTCTGTCCTGGGCTCTACGCATTACACTTTCCATTAACATCTTAACAAATGGTACTTTGTCATGATACGTTCTAAACAAATCATCAGCGTTTTCTTTAGATACACCTAGCTCTGCTTGTAATTTATTTTTACCCATACCATAAAACAAACCAAGGTTAATTGTCTTAGCTTGACTTCTTGGAATGTTAGCCATGTCTGCTACGATCTTATGAAAGTCTGTGTCAGGCTCATCATTGTATGCATCAAGAACTTCATCTACACGATAGAGTCCATCAAGTGATGCATAATGTGTAACCAATCTTGGTTCTTGTTGTGAATAATCAAAACAACCCCAAGTGTGTCCTTCTTCAGGAATAAATAAACTTCTGATCATTGGTCCAAGTTCCTTGTTCCGTGCAGGTATCTGCTGTAAGTTTGGATTGTTGTATGAAAACCTACCGGTTACTGTACCACCTTGATCAGATCTTATCTGATTGATCTCTGCATGAATACGTCCTTTATGTGAATGCTTTAATATGGTATCAATAAAAGTTGTATGAGATTTGTTAATCTCTCGTGCACGTGCAATTTGTTGAACCACTGGATGTGAATGGTTCTGTAAAAAATTTTTAGTAAAAGAAGGAGCAGATGTTTTCGCAGTTACGTCATAAGGTAAATTTAATTTTTCAAAAACTTTGGCAATCGATCTTGCAGCCCATATTTGAATGTCTATTCCTGTTTCCTTTTTTACTTTTAACAGTGATGATTGCTCTTCTGCAACTAATTGCTTCTTCAACTGGTTGGCTTGTTGGACGTCTACACGGACACCTAAGAATCGCATATCGACAAGGCAGGGAAAAAGTTGAGTCTCGAGATCGAAGATAGATTGTACATCTTCATGTTCAATTTGTTTTTTCATTTCTTGCCATAGTTTAAGAGTTAATACTGCATCTTGTTCAGCATACTCACCAACATACATTGCAGGCAGTTTATACATCTCAGACTTAGGATCTATGCCCCAATGCGCTGCAGTTTCCTTTAATACAGCCTCATTCTTGCCTATTCCAACGTAATCACGACCCAAACTACCTAAATCGTATCGAAAGCGATTCTCGTCCACGAGAGAGCCAGCAATCATGGTATCTACTATCTTACCCTCTATTTTAAGGCCCATAGACCTAATCCAACATACATCGTACATTGCATTGTGAAATATCTTAATTGCAGGTGTTTTTAGTACATCTGTAAACCACTTTAGAACCATATTCTTATCCATGTTACCACCACCTTCGTGTGCAATAGGATAATATCCGGACCAACCTTCTACAGCTACAGCAATTCCTACAACTGCACCATTTCCAATGATAGAACCTGAACCTGTTGATTTTAAATCTGGGTCCTTGGTTTCTAAGTCAATAGCAATCTCGTCATGCTTTGATAAATCTGGAAAAGACTCTGGTGGAATCCACTCAGTTTGAGGTTTAAATATAGGTTTCATGAATAGTCTCTTTCTAAAATCATTTCTAAATAATGTATTGCTTTATTAATGTCTTCTTCTTTCCCCTTTGACTGATGTCGACATATATATTTTATAGCATTGCCTTCGGCAAAAAGCAATTTGTTTTCGTTTATAAACTCTGCCGGTTGAATTTTCATCGAGCGATAATGTTTTCCACCTATTTGGTCTTCTAAAGAATTGTATGTTGTTCCTTTAAATATATCTTTGTTTGTCATAGATTATAAGCCTTCTTTGTTTGTGGTTCGATTATATATAAGTTCTTCTCTGTTCTTGTGCACGCAACATAAAACAATCTATGTGTATCATCTGGATTTTTGTCATAATCAATAAATGCTGCACCCGCCAAGTCTGTTATTACAACTACATTTTCTCTTTCATTACCCTTAACGCCATGTATAGTTGATATACTAATTCTAGGATTCTTATCTAAATTCTCTCCTGACTTAATTAATTTTTTTATTTTATATATATCCTCATCTCCTACTTCATCTAAAGCTTCATCCCATTCAGCTTCTGTTTTAAGACCATACTTTTCTTTCAACGTATCTATATTATAGAAACCATCTTTAATTATTGTTTTGAATAATTTTGGATCCCAATTATCTTTAGTCATCTTTGCAGCAATTTTTTTAATATCATTGTAGTGAAGAGGTACACCTTTTTTTAAATCATTCCATTTTTGTATAATCTCATAAATATTTTTTACTCTTGGAACTGCATGTCTTCGTTGCCAATATAGTTCTTTTTCATCTAATATGTTTCCAATACCTGCTAACATGTAATTAGCTTGTGCCAATACTAACCATCTACCATGAGAAAAATCTACTTCATGAAGATTATTACAATACCTAACAGATCCCTCTTCTTTTTTTGGTAACCATTTTTTTTCTACTCTGTTTCTTACTTTTTTTATTATCTTGTTTGCTAATGCAAAAGGTTTTTGAGGCACCCTTTGTGATTGATCTAATACAGTTCTCTCACCTTCCAAGTTTATAAATGTACTTACATGTGCACCATTCCATCTATATATAGCTTGGTCATCATCGCCTGATATGTATGAGTCTTGAGCCTTCTCTTCTATCTTCTTAACTAATCTCCATTGTACTAAACTTAAATCTTGAGCCTCATCTATGAATATAACTCTTAAACTCGGTGCTTCACCACTTTCTATAAATTTATCCAACATATCTGGAAAATCAATTAAACCATTTTGTTTCTTATAGTTTTCTAATTCTTCAACTATTATTTCTAATTTACTTAATTGTATTTTTGAATTGTTATTTAAATGATAAAATTTTATTGGATCTAATTCTTTTGATCGTGCTAAATTTATTAACTGTATGTATGGATCTGGAGAATAAAATACACCCTCGTAGTCTTCATCTTGTCTTGCACCTTCTAGTTCTATCTGCATCTTTTCTGATAGTTCTTTGTAGTGCTTTGATTGCATCACCTGGTTTCTATTTATTCCTAGTTGATTAAAACAAAATGAATGTAGGGTTTGAAAGTATGGTACATCGTTATAAGATAATTTAAATTTATCTACTGCTCTTTGTTTACCTTCTTGTGCAGCGTTCTTACTAAATGTAAAATAACCAATCTTATCTGGTGGTGTGTTAGCTAGAAACTTTTCTATGTGTCCTAGTAAAGTGTGTGTCTTACCGGTACCTGGTGGTCCATATATTACATGTCTCATTAATAATTTTCCTTTTTAAATGTTTTTGGTTTATATGTTTCTGTTTTCTTATCGAATCTAGCTACAGCAAATACGGATAGTTTTGTTTTACCTACACGTTTAGTTGTACAGTTCAAATCATCTTTTAACATCTGTGATGTTCTTTGATATGGAACTCTCCAATGTTTTCTAGATAAATAATTATTAAAGAAGTTATCAAATACAAAATGATGAAAACCATCTTTGGTATAGGTACCACCATTACGTAAGTCTTCGTAGTCGTCTTTTTGTATTCTGTTTACACAATAATCTTCTAGGTAATTATTTAAAATATCTTTTGTACTTGTACCTTCTGCAGGTTCTGTGATTTCTGCATTAGTTAATAATGCAGTTGTAACTTTTTTCCAATCACCAACTTTTACTGTTGGTGGATTTATTCTTAATTGTTTAATACATTCTTCTTGAAATAAAACTTGATTAGCTAAATGTTTTGCTGAGTCTAAATACAATCTATCTCCATCTACATTCATATAATAGTAAGGTTCTTCCAGATTAACTACTTGTAAATCTGTCAAACTTGGAAACACTGGTTCTTGACCTATACCAAATTTTCTTTTCTTACATAATTTTTTATCACACAAACTACACATAGGTTGGTCATTACACTTGTAACCCCATTCTTTTTTATCGTGTTGTTTTGTA